TCTAACATGGATAATTTTTGACTTTAATGGTTCTTCAAGTGCCTTAAAAGATACTTGGTCTATAGTTGGATCAATTTTTGGAGGAGTCACTACTTTAGCTGCTGCTTACGTCGCATACTCTTTGTATGATGATTGGATAAAGCCTCATAATTTAAGTATCGAAACTGAACATAAAAAAGAAATTTTAAAAGTGATTCGGAAGATTATACCTATAGAGAATAAATACTATTCATTAATTAGCAATCACTTCATATACAGCGATAATCCTGAGTGGACGATGCCTATAGAGTTAAATCAAAATGAACTGACAGAATTTAATAATAATATAAATGAATTACTTGGCTTACTTGATGAGCTTTACTTTATTACAAATGACAAAAATATTGATAATCTTAAATTACATTATCTTAATTATGCTCAATTATATAACTTTATTTTGAGCAGATCAGAGTTTCTTTATAAAAATGGAGATAAAACTGAACTTGTTGAATTTTTACGAACAAGATTAAAGTTTGACTATAAAGATGTTAATAGTGAGGAGCGGACAAATTCCACTCTATATGCTTATGCATTCAAAGGACTGGAAAGAGTGGAGTTAAGAAAATATATCAGTGAAAATTTAAAGTTAAAGGAAAGTCCATAATCTCTTAAAGCCCTTCTCTTAAAGACTAATATCCGACCAAATGCACCAGAGCCAACGACAAGTTTTGACTTTTGCTTGTTTATCCACAAGTTTTTAAATTTGAATTTAAGCTCATCTCTAGAATATCATCTTGAATATGTTGCAAAATCAAGCTAGGGGAAACATATGAGCGAAATTGCACCTTCCATTATCAAGATAAAGCCATACCTTCAAAAAAGTTTTGTTTTATCTGAGGCCTTATCTAGAAGCTATAGAAAAGAAAGAACAATTGATGAAAACACTAGATAACGTACATACAAAATTTGGAAAGAAAAAACTCGGTATAAGTACGTGTTATGTGCCAGGTCGCAACTGGTCTATGTCACGGGATAAATTAAGCAGAAATCCTTTTTTGTGGGACGAACTGTTGACTATTAATAACTAGGGTGTGTTGACACTTTTCGCTTAAAAAAAATAGCGAAGTAGTAAAATCAAATCACCAAACCCAATTTTACTATTCGCTATGCCTCGTACCATGCTGACAGATCAACACTGGCAAAAGTTGAAAGTTATTCTGCGTAATTTATCCATTCACCACAACTCAAATTTACGCAATTTTATTGAAGCTATTCTCTATAGAATTAGAACAGGCTGTTCGTGGCGAGATATTCCTTCTTGTTTTGGTCATTCAAACTCTATTTTCAAACGTTTTAATCGTTGGTCAAGCAGCGGTAAGTTACTTAGATTATTCAAATTAATAGCCTCATGCCCCGATATGGAGTGGATTTTTATTGATGGCTCTCATGTACGTGCTCATCAACATTCTGCCGGCATAGCGAATCAATCTATTTCTAAAAGTGTAGGAGGAAACTCCTCAAAAATACATTTGATTGTTGATGCACATGGCAATCCTATTGATTTCATGATTACCGATGGAACCACACATGATGTTAAAGTTGCGCCTGATTTAATATCAACATTAGATTTAAAAGAGACAAAAGTGGTATGTGCAGATAAAGGCTATGATTCAGAACCACTGCGTGAACAGATCAGGAAAACAGGGACTAAAGCGAATATACCAAAGAAAACGAATAGCCAATCGAACAATGACCATATGGACTGGTATTTATATAAAATCAGGCATTTAGTTGAAAATATGTTTTGTAGATTAAAGCAATTTAGAGGAATAGCTACTCGATATGAAAAGCTCAAAAGAAATTATCAAAGTTCTGTTGCCTTAGCCTGTATATTTTTATGGCTACCTTTATAGGGTTAATTATGAACAGTAAGTGTCAACAGACCCTAGTTTTTGATGAAGAAAATTGAAAAATAAAAACAGGTGATTTGATCTGTCTTGATTAAAGAATAAAAAGCGCCTAGAAGGCACTTTTTATTCTTTAAGTAAATTTACGGCGTTAGAATGACTTTACGACAGTCTTCTTCCTTTTTATCAAAAATACGGTAACCTTCCGCAGCATCTTCCAGTTTCATGCGATGGGTAATAATCACATCCGGAGACAGATCTCCATTTTCGATATGTTCGAGTAACTGCGGCAAGTATTTATGCACATGGGTTTGTCCCATTTTAAAAGTTAAACCTTTGTCAAAGGCATCACCAAACAGGAAGCCATGAATTGGACCTGCATAAACCCCAGGTACACTCACCACACCGCCGCGTCGGACTGCTGCAATACATTGTCTTAGTGCTGAACCACTCGAACCTTCTAATTTCAGGTTGGTCATTACTGTTTCCAGAACACTCCCTTTGGCTTCGAAACCAACGGCATCAATAACTGCATCAACACCACGATAACCTGCTGTATTTTGAATAATAAATTCAGCTGCATCGACTTCATCAAAGTTGACCGGAATGACCCCATAGGTTTGATGAGCAAATCGCAAGCGATAAGGGTGATGGTCGACCATGAAGATCTGTTCGGCACCGAGCATCCGTGCACAAGCTGCAGATAACAGACCGACTGGACCAGCACCATAAATTGCCACTGTAGAACCACGGGTGACTTGAGCATTGGTTACTGCCTGCCAGGCTGTTGGCAGAATATCGGTCAGGAATAATACTTTTTCATCAGGCAAGGAGCCGGGAACCTTAAACGGTCCGACATTGCCTTTGGGAATCCGCACATATTCAGCCTGACCACCCGGAACACCACCATACAGGTGGCTAAAGCCAAACAAGGCCGCTCCTGGTGGAATCTGTTTTTTATTGAGAATTGCACCACGACCCGTATTGGTATTTTCACAGGCAGCCATCAGTTCATGTTCACAGAAAAAACAGTGACCGCATGCAATGACAAAGGGAATGATCACCCGGTCACCTTTTTTGACTTCTGTCACTGCAGGGCCGACTTCTTCTACAACTCCCATAAATTCATGGCCGAAAATATCACCGTCTTCAGTGGCGGGGATTTTACCCCGGTATAGATGTAGGTCTGAGCCACAGATGGCAGTGGCTGTCACCCTTAAAATAACGTCATCTGGTTCCTGAATCACTGGATCTGGAACAGATTCAACTCGTACATCCCGAGCACCATGATAGGTAAGAGCACGCATGCGGATTTCCTCTCTAGTTCAACATAAATAGTCTCAAATAAGGCTGCTGATTATTAAAAAGCCTTTTTATTAGAGCCTTATAACCTGACCTAGAGCTGTAAATTAATGTATGAAATAAGGAAGCCGAGTGTTTAAAAAATAAACTTATATAGTACTTGCGTAATTCACTACAAAATATGTCAAAAATCGAGTAAATGATTAGGGTCTGTTGAGAGGTTCCTTATTTTGTACCTTATATTTACGTAACGGATGAAGATTTAGAATAGTTTTATCTTCCTACCAAAATACCAATCACTGGAATACATTAATAAACTAATTAAAAAGAAGATTTTTTAAATTTAACTTATGATGAACTTGTCGAGATTATTAGTAAGGCTCGGATGACTGGGCCACAGATGATTCCTATTTTAGGAACGGTTGGTGATTAATGAAAAAAAATACTGGGAAGCCTTATGAACATTTTGTTCAAACACTTTATCAAGCAATTTTGGCAGCTGAGTTTACTGGATTTGGTGGGCAAAAAAACATTAAAGTTGAGACCAATAAAGTATTAACAGGTAAAAATGGTATTAAACGAGAGTTTGATATTTATTGGGAATTTACACAGGGAGGTTTCATATATAAGAATGTAATCGAATGTAAAGACTATAATAGCAAAATAAAGATTGAAAAAATTGATGCTTTAGAAAGTAAATTGCGTGACTTCCCCAATCTCGTAGGTATTTTTGCAACCACAAAGGGCTATCAATCAGGGGCTGAACAAAAAGCTCGAGATTGTGGAATCGAACTTTTAATTGTTAGAGAACAAAATGATGAGGACTGGACCGATAAAGATGGTACGCCATGTTTAAGAGAAATAAATATCAGCATGAATGCTATATTTCCCGCAAGTATTACCAATTTAGACTTCAAATTACCCCTTAATTCGAAATTACCAAAAACAAATGAAATGAATAATCAAATTGTAATATGTAATTTGGAATCTGGTGATAGATATACAGCACATGACCTGCAATTTAGGTTACTAAAAGATCATGAAGAGAGTGATGGAGAATTTGAAAAAGAGTATTTATTTAAAGGGAAAGTGATTTTACCAGATGCTGAATTTCAAATTTTAGGCTACAAAGTCAACTATATCATCCATAAAATTGCTGTATCAGAGATAAATATCGATTTTTCAAAAAAATTGAAGGGAGTGATTGAGTTTTTAAACCAAGGAAGAAAAGCAAAAGTTTATGATGAGTTTGTAAATTTTATAGATGAATAGCCCTCTTTAGAGGGCTTTTACACATATGGCTACATTCACATTGTTATTGATCGTATGAGCTGTGCACCCTGATAACATGATACACAGCGCAGTAATAATCGAAGCAAATTTAGTACGCTTGCAATGGAGGACTTTCATGCTAGCCGATCCGGTTAGCAATCCAGCCATAGAAGAACTGTTCTTGCGTGGGATTACGCTCACAGATTTCAATATAACGCTGGCCTTGCATAATATTAAGTACTCGCACAAGCACTTTTTCGCCCTCTTTCCCGCGCTTAGTCAGAAAAGTTTTAAGCGCATTTAAAGTGGCTGACCCATAAATTCCATCTACTGCGAGATCTGGCCAACCTGCTTTACCCTGGTTATTCAATAGGTTTAATGCACGCTGTAAAAGTGGTTTTGCAAAATTGATACCACAGTTCACACCAGTGTCTAAAAGTTCTTCTGCTACAGCAGAGCTAATCGTATTCACTTGATCGAATCGCGGTAAAGTCCAGTAGTTTTTTCGATAAATGGCTTTGGCCACATCAAGCGGCAAATCTTTCATGCTGCCTTTGTAGCCATTTTCCCGTGCAACCGCTTCAGTAATGCCGTATTTGGTCGCCCCTCCTCGATCCGCTGGGTTATTAACGTAACCACCTTCGCGTTTAATCAATTCATCAAGATATTGTTCAATGTTCATTTCACTTTCCTTTAGATAATAAAAAACCGCCCGAAGGCGGCATTAACTGTTTTCAATGTCTTTTCTGGCTTTTTTAAACTCTTTGATCACTTCAACGATCGTTTTACCTTCCTGCTTATCAATGAAGTTAAAAATCCAACGGACCAAAGCCCAACCGGGTAATCCACACACAAAGAAGAAACCACCAAGTGCAATCATCCCCCATACATCAGTAACCCATTCATGAAGCCCCCACTTCACAATAATGAATGAGCCACCAGCCAAACTTGATACAACTGTGCAGATCAAGCCTACGCCCCACTCTTGTGGTGAGCGTGGCATTCGTGTCATCAATACAACTGCTGCAACTAAAGCAACCGCTAAAGTCACCATAATTGCTGCACCATAAAATTTTAAAATTGCTGTTAAACCGCTAGTGGAAACTGGTTCCATTAATATCTCCAGAAAATAAAAAAACCGCTAGGAAGCGGTAGTTTTTCGTTGTCCAATCCATCATTGGACCGACCATAAAAAAAGCACCCGGTTGGGTGCTTTAAAGTACAAAAATAAATTAGATTTAATCTTGAGTTACTGTTTACCTGTATAGAAATTTTTGGGATATGGGCAATAAATCACTGCCTCATAAAAATAGTTAAAGCTTCTTGAACCTGTAGTTCCCGGAATATTTCCGTTTTGCATCAATTTTACTTCAATAGTTGTTAAGTTCGGGAATGACATAACTGGATAAAAGTTTGCTTCACCATACTGCACACCACTTGATGTAATTCTCATGCCATTACGCCATGGGTATGACATCGTATCTGATATAAATAGATGTTCGCTAGATAATTCTTCAGACAATGTAATGGTATAGGTTGCCGCAGGGTTGGTATAAGTATTGACGCCACCTGTCATAATACCTGCCAATTGCAAATATCCTTTAAGAGCATCAAATACTAAGGTACCTTCAGCATTAAAAACCTGAAGTCCGAATTTACTCGGCATCATTTTTGCAATAGTATAACTTACTACTGTTCCTACATCTCCTTGCTGATAACCAAAGAGATTAAAGTTAAAATTCCATATACCATTAATTTTAGTTAATATTGAATTTGATCGTATTGGACGCCCTGAAAGCGTCCGAGCAAAAGAAAGAATTTGACTATTTAAACTAGCTAAGAATTTTTCATAGTCGGCATCACTTGGTTCATCATAATCAAAACCTAGCTCTCTTAAAGTATTACCTGTTGCGGCAGTTACGGTACCCGACCATGTATAATCAGATCCTTCAACATAATAAGAACTATTATTACGATCAATAAAAGTATTTAAAGTTACATCATACTTTCCCAAGAACTTAGCTGAGTTGTATGTATCATCAATAACAACATTGAAGTTATCGTTTTTAAGTTCAAAATAACTAACCACGATATCCACCATATCGAATTTTAAAACCTGCTGGAATCATGGGTTCTTTCCACTGCTTTTGATCTAAATCTGAATACCGTTTATGTCGAATCCACAAGCCCATAGCTTGAAATCTCCAAGTATTAGGTGAAGTAGAAATTTGCTCAAAAGCACATCGGCATCCTTTAATTTCACCAATCAGAATAGGCTTTATCAGGCCATCAGGAATGGTAAATTGCCATGAAGCTCTATCTTGATAAGAATTAATATCTGCTGGATTTATTACCTCCCCAACCATATGAGAAATTGGCAATGATTGCTTAAATGGTATTAATTGGGCTCCATCAATAGAAGCCAAGAACTGAGCATCCACTAACTTTTCTCCTTAGAAAATACCGAGTTTTACCCGGACTTGATTCAAGTCGTCATAGACTTCAATCTTTTTGCCGCTAATAACAGTTCGTGCACCGTTAGGTTTGTTTTCATCTGCAAGTGAGATAAAAGTACCCAAGTTTGCTGTGATAACGCTTAAGTTTTCAGCCCAGATTCGATTGGCATTGATATATCCAAAACTACCATTATCGACATACAAACCACGCGGAATAACAGTACCGTTTGGCAAAGTCACAGGCTTATTTTGCAATGTCATTAAGGGTTTTGGCTCAATACCATCTATACCCACTGGAGTACCAAATTGAATGCAGTCATAGTTAAAAATGAAAGTTGAAGTAGTTCCATCATTCATTGATCCATGGCCTGAAACATGACCATTTACATCGAACTTGGTAAACTGCTGAGCATAGATACCATCCACACTTTCAGTGACATTTTGAATAGAAGCACTATTCTCACCGACTTTTGTATTTAACGTTTCAGTTAACTTTAAAGTAGAAGTAATAGCACTTGAATTTGCCTCAAGCTGACGCTTGAATACGGCATTGTTCTCATTCATCTGAGCAGAAAGCTGTTCAGTAAGTTTAGATTGAGCCAAATCTCCTTCGATACGAGCAGATTGCTCTGACCATACGCCTGCATAACCTCCTTCATTTCCGATTAAGTCAGATTCTGACCCGATAAATGGAGGATTGATTTGCGCGTAAACTCCATCAATCCTTGTAGTTTGGGCAATAACTTTGTCATCTACATTCTTAATATCAGACTTAACTTGCTCAAGTGCACCAGTTGATGCCTTATCGTCAAGCTCAAGATTAATTAAATCAATCGCTTCAGCATTTGCAGATGACTGCTCAACTGCTACCTGTGCAGATTCACGTACAGTTGCAAGAGCACTATCATTACTTGCGATATAGTTATCTATTTTTTGAACAGTTACCCTATCACCCTCAATTCGTGCTTGTACTTCTCGTTGTGCATAAGCCTGTAAGTTATTTAACTCAACTGCCGTTGTATCAATACGCTTACTAAGTGCTAAGTCCCCTTCGATCATTGCCGATTGAACTGACCAAGTTCCTGCGAAGCCCTGATCATTACCGATCAAATCTGATTCAGATCCAATCAAAGGTGGATTAAGCTGTGCATATACACCGTCCGTTTTTTCAGCTACAAGTGAAAGATCATTTGCAACAACTCGAATACTTTCTTGAGCCGCTGCAATTCCCTCATCACTTGACTGTTTAACAGTATTTACAACTTCAAGAACACCTTCATCACCTGCAATGATTTGCTGTGATAAACCATCTTTGGCTTGCTGAATAGCGTTTTGACGATCAATGACTTCTTGTGCAATCCGATCTTTCGTATTCTGAATATCTTGCTTAATTGGACCAATTTCAGCGTCAATAGTCTCAATATGATCAATCTTGGTTTTAAGATCCTGATTGAGTTGAGATTCACTGATTTGATCATTCAAGAGCTCAAGAACGTCTGTAGCATCGGCAGAAGTTGTCGCATGAGTCCAGTTTGACCACGGCCCAATATTTCCGATTCTATCAATCAAGCGGCCACGATAAAATTGAGTCAGATTTGGCTGCAAACCTTGAATCGTATGAGTCGTTGTTGGATAAGCGAATAAGCCCAATTGAGCAATGTTGCTTGTTCCATCTGGTGAAACTTGGATTTCTGTATAAGCAGTATCAAGCGCACCAGTTGATGGAAAGCCCCAATCAAGTTTTATACCGAACAAAATTCCTGTTGCTTGGATAAATGCCAATTTTGGAGGTAAACCTTGCTTTCCAGAGAGTTCAGTCAAAGTTGAATAAACTGGTAAAGAAGCTATCTCAAAAGCTGAAATCGCTGTTACTCGTGCTTGATATTGACCCGCATAAATACCTGGTACTTCGACTGAGTTGTTGCCGGTTATTGGAAGCTTAATCCAACTCCCATCATCTTTACGCCACTCAACTAGATATTTAACCGCGCCCTTCGCCTGCGCCCAAGACACTATCATGGTCGCCACATTGATACCCTGATCAATACGGCTTTCACTAGTAATTACGACATCAGTTACAGGATCCTGAATTGTTGGGTTCACAATCGAAATCGGAACCTCATCAAAATAAGCACCCTTGTCAATCGCATCAAACTTGGCTGGGTTATATTGAAGTGCAGTCACTGAAAATTGATGATGCTCATCTTGGGTAATAGAAATCACTCGAAACTTCATTGTTGCCAAGTCTTGAGCATCAATCACCCAGACGTTTTGTGTGGCAATAGCATCAAATTCATGAGTAACAGTTACCACTCGACCAGAGATCGATTGAACTATTCGCGTTTGAGCTTTGCCATCCTCGCCATTAATAATCAGTCGGTCACCAGCAACTGCCACAACGTCGTCACGATCTAGGGTAATGCTTTTACGATCTGCTGATATTTTAGATACACGTCCACCGTTTGCTCGACCAGCAAACAATGGATCTGCAATACCAATAACTCTTCCCGGTTGCGGAATATGGCCATCCAAACCAACTTTAAAACTCACCGTACGAGTTTCTAATTGCTCAGACTTTAATGCCCACCAGCCTGCTCTCTGCGCTTGTCCACGCGACGTGCATCCCCAAGCATCAATTTCTAAAATACGAACTTGACCTGCTTCAGCAATCGCCTTTTCATCACGAACAAACTCATATTCAGTTTTATAGTGATTAGCCGGGTTATCCCACGCAACTTTTACAACATTGTGGCGATCACGTGCACGAGTTCCCGCGTACTCAAAATTGCCATCAATGACATTGGCACGTGTATAAGTGAAATATGTATCTTGGGGAATATCCGCATCGCAAATAATGCTATTACCATCCCAAAACGTTATCGCACGAAACACACCAGCTAACTTAGTTAAAATCTCAAATGCACCTTCTGCGCTCTGAAGATAAACGTTACAAGTAAAGCGTGGTTCTTCTCCACCTAAGCCATCTGGTACCAGCTCATCACAATATTGAGCTAAGCGATATAAGGACCACTTATCAACCATAAGTGGAGTTAAGCGGTCACCCAGCGCATAGCGATCAACTGTACAGATGTCGTAATAGATCCATGCCGGGTTATTGGAATAAGCCTCTTTAAACGTGCCATCCCACATTCCAACATACTGACGTGTAACCGGATTGTAATTTGTCGGTACTTTAAGAATTTCACCCTTAGCGTCCATTGCAACTTTAGCAACATTTCCAAAGGTCTCAGCATCATACTGAAGACCCAATAATGCTGTATTTGGATAGCGTAATTTCGCATCGATCACTTCTGTTACAGCTGCAATATACATCTTGTCGCTGATATATTCAGAAGTTGTATTGGGTGTAAGTCTACGAACACGAACAAGCCAGCCAGAGTCTGCACGAGGCAAATCAATCCGATGAGCACGTTCATAATTTGCAGATGTTTTATCTGAAATTTTGGTTTTTAGTACTTCAGTCCAGACACC